GAAGCATCATTGTGGATACGAGTCCCAGCGGGGAGCGTGAGAGATTCCTTCCGAGCGGGGTCGATCGAGAAGTTCCACCGCACGATGGCGGACTGCTGTCCGATAGGCGTGTATCCCAGCATGTCTGCGATGTAGAGCACAGACTGTCTCCGCAGCGCCGTGCCGAGGAAGGCCTCGGACGCTGTGCGGTCGATGTAGAAGTGCATCACGTCGCCCATGTAGGCGAACAGTTCCAGCAACAGCGTGCCGAAGTCAGAGGGTTCACCTGCCGTCTGCCAGTCAGGCATGATGCCCTTGGCGAGGCCGACCAGTTGCGACCGGATAGCTGTGAAGTCACGGCTGGTGTAGTCCAGGACGGCGCTGTTGCTCAGGTCTTGAACGGTGGAGAATGCGTCAGGCATCAGAAGCTCCTGGGAGATGGCGAGCGATGAACTCGGAAGCCACCGGGATGGCGACCTGAGTGTCGGTGTCGTACATGGAGCATCGGTAGGTGATCGAGACGATCACCATCCCAGGCTCGGCGGCGTGGAATACGGTCTGGCTGGCGAAGTCTGGTATCTCAATCTCGACATCACGAATAATGGCGCGAGGTACCAGTTGCTCCAGACGGGACTTGATCATGGAGGCAGCGTCTCGACGGATCAGTTCGTCGGACGGATCGAACAGCGCCGCCTGGAAATCCGAACCGTAGCGAGGACGCATCACACGCTCACCGAGGTTGGTCATCACAGCGTCGATCACTTGAGCCCGCACGACATGGCCGTACGTCGGAGTAGTCGCTATCAACCCACCGTGGTCGAGTCGGAAGGGGAAGTCGATGGCTTTCACAGCAGGCTCCTGATGCGACGGTCAGTCCATGACGAAACCCACTGATGAGTGGGCCGCGTCACTCCGGTGGTGGACCCCGTGGAGAGATGGGCCAACGTCTCCAAGACGAGGTTCGGGCGGGAGCGATTGTAGGTGGTCACGCTCTGAGTGGGGTTGTGGATCGGATCGGAACTGGTGGGCTGGTTCCAGAACTGAACGTAGGGAGTAGTTGACACACCGATGGATGAATCCGGTCGGCACAACGTCAGTTGCGTCTGGAAAGACTGGCGGTCAGCCGAGTGCTTGACACCGCGCACAAACCAGCGCCCGTTGAAGTGCTCTCTCTGGTACTTCGGAAGAGAGGTCAAGATGTCCACACACATGCCGGGGAAGATGTTGGCATTCCCGAGCACCCGAGCGATGGCCTGTTGTCCCCAGTTGGCGGCCAGGTGGCTGGTGCTGTTGGCGTACACCTCGGCTTCGTCACTGTTGCGTACAGTGAAGTTGGAGAGGTACTTGAAGATCGAGTACCTCTCTCCCTGTTGTGTTACTGTTTGTACAGCCCTGTCGTTGAAGAAGGCGATCTTGCGCCCGATCTGGTGGTACGACGAGTCAGACATCTCGATCGGTGTGAACTCGACCAGGGCTCTCTCGTAGTCCTGGATTGATGTCGATGAGTACTGCGCTGAGATGAGGTCGATGAACGATCCGTTGTCTCGGAACAGCAGCAGTGGATCGTAGAACATGACCACGCCGTAACGGTTGAACACACTCCAGCCGAGACGCTTGGCGAGATCGCAGATCATCTTCCAGTCCGACTCCTCGGTCTGAGCCAACGTCTTCCAGAGAAGGGGGTGAGGATGTCCGTGGAAGCCCATGGCCCCTCGGTATGACAACAACTCAGCCACTTGTGGGATGGTGCTCTTGCTCCACACCCTCGGAGCACCCACCTGCAACTCCTTGGTGGCACCCAGGCACTGAAGAGTGAAGGTCAACCGACCGGCAGAGGTCCCACTGTTGTCCTTCTCGACGCCTTCGATGTAGCCGTGGAATATCTCAGTGTTGGGAGAGAGGCCGTAGAAGAACGAGATGGCTTGACCCGTCAGTTGATCTGTCTCGGTCAGCGTGTCCGAAGAGGCGCTGACTGTGGCGTGATCGTGTTGAAACTCACCCGTCGTCAACTCCAGCTTGGATACCGTGATATCGAGCGGCTCGCCTCCGACCAGAGGGTTGTAGACAGGCGTCATCCCCATGGTCCTGCGACCGTCAGAACCGGTACCTACGAGGGAGTCGAGCAGGCTCATCAGCTAGGAATCCTCAAGTACGCGCCCATCTGCATGTCGAGTGGGTACCAGATGCCGACGTTGACCTCAGCGAGACGCCACCAGGCCTGCGAATCCTCCATGAACTTGAACGCCAGGAAGGGGAAGTTCTCGGAGTCCTTGGCGTAGTACTCGGCGGGTGGAGGCGGCGGCAACGGGAGCGTCGTCACCAGGTAGGTGGCGTCGCGGTTGGCGATGTGAAAGCGCAACATGGGCGGCGTCGTCTCATCGAACACCGGGTTCTCGAAGGCGTCGTAGACGTGCGCCTTGGCGAACACCTTGTCAGCTTGTTCGTAACGAGAGCCTGCTGGTATCATACTTACCTCCGATCACTGGTACGTCCAGTAGAGAGCGCTGTTGCGATCAACCCAAACGGGAGTCTGACCAGCGCCTGAGCTAGCCGCTACCGGTGTGGGACGCAGCCGATACCACGTCGTACTGCCCTGAGGCCCTGACCATGTTGCGTGACCTCGCACACTGGGCGACGAGTGGAAGATGTGAATCTTGCCATCGGCGGCGTAGTGGTGGAAGAACATGATGTGACCGTTCTTGATCAGGAGGTCGCCGTACAAGAGTCCCTGCTGACTAGCAGGCCTGGTGGCCTGATACTGCCACGGAATGTTCGACAAGTTCACAAGCGAGTGAAGCGTCGGGTTGTTCCGAGCGATGTTGATCATCTCCTCGGTACCTGGGTATCGGTCCCACCGGCACTTGGTGCCGTTACCGGTCCTGAGGTAGGACAAAGCGACGAGCCCAGAACAGTCAGCCGACGCTGGCAGGTTGTAGCGGTTGGGGCCCGAGTTCCAGGGGGAATACTTCGTGAAGCTCTTGACGTTGTTCTTGGCCCAGTCAAGAGCGTTCCTACGTACGGCGAAGTTGGCGGCATCAGCCCCTGCGAAGTTGTCAACAACTGCGCTACCGGAGGAAGTTCCGTCACCACCGAATCCACTACCACTACCACCGCCACCAAGGTCAAAGTCCAAGCTGCTACCTAGACCGGTCAGGAAGTCCATCATCACATCAGTAGTTGAACCGAGCATGTTGGTGAGCCAGGAGAAGCCGGGCTTGCCGTCTTCGGTCCCTGAAGGGATTTGCTCCTCAGCCGCCTGCTCCTCACGCGTGTACGACTTCATCTCCTTGACCGGGCCCATGTAAATCACGCGCATCGCCAGCGTGATCGTCATGCGGGTCGGCGTCATGCGGTGAGTGAACTTCTCGAAGTTGACCTGGGCATTGAGAGGTCGTCCCTGCACACTCAACTGCGGCGAGAACACGACGGTGATGTCACGAGGGTTGACCATCATCACGCCGTTGTCGGGGAGTGTGTTCCCGGTCTGGTTGGGGTTCTGTGGTATCACATTACGCACGACCAGGTCGAAGTACTGGTAGTCCACGAACACACCGGGGTGGTCCTTCTGCATCGCCTCTTCCTGGCGATCGAAGACGAGGCTGAACGAGAAGTCCATGAAGCTCGGGGGAGCGACCATGTTCTTGGAGTCGAACACGGTGTTGAACGGGTCGAGCGCCGTCTGGTTGAGGTACGACACGTAGTCCCGAGTGATGTTCTCGGGGTTGTACATGAAGTAGAGACGACACTTCGACACGTCGTCTTTGACCTCGTAGTCGGCACGACGGATGTAGCCCCTCAAGATGCGCGCCTGTGTCCCAGTCTCGGGGTCACGCAGTGCAGGGTGGAGACGACCAGCAGCACCTGAGAGGAACGGCGGGTTGGAGTAGCCGTAGCCACCGAAGCCCCTGCCAGCACTGTCGCTGGACTGGAACCACTCGTACGCCATCTGCTGACGCAACATGCGTTCGTCGGGGAAGAGATGCCCAGGCCCCAACAGAGCGATCGGAACGTCGGCCCGATTGTAGGGCGGACGGCTGCTCCAGCCATAGGCTTTGGGAGCCACTGCCGAAGGCCGGTAGGCATTCCTCAGGCCGTACGTGTAGCTCGGCATCAGTTGACCCTCGCCAGTCGCTTGTTCATTTCGGCTTCCAGTCCATCGGCAACCAATGTGATAGTGCGTCGTACGTCGATCCCGTTCTGAGCACTGGGCCCACCAGCCTGAATCACGAAGCTGTTGTTGAACTGCAGGACGTTGCCGCTGTTTCGCATCTGCGGAGCCGACATCATGTATTCCGTCTCGACATCGCCGTAGCCACCGGGGAAGGCCGACTGCACGATGTCACGCGCCTCGGGGACGTTGGTCGAGTAGGTGGCGGGCTTACCCTTGTACGGACCCCACGGATAGAACGGCTGCCCCGCCCTGTCGTCGTACATCTCATGGGCGACACGCATGTTGGTGTAGGGGTCAAGTAGTTCGTTGTTGCTCTGGAGGCCGTACGCCTTGCGTCGTGCTGGTCCCAAGGAGCCGAGCATGTTGATCTGCATGAGGCCGTAGCTGGCGTCCTGCGTCATCGCATTGCCGTTGTAGGCATTCGGGTTCCAGCTTGACTCACGGCCCGCAATCGCCACCGCTGTCACAAGCTCCTCACCACGGAAGCCCGCGGCGTACGCAGCCTTGGCTGCCTGGATACCCAAGTCACGCTTGCTGCCGCTGGCGACACCGTTTCCAGGACTGCCACCGCCGCCAGAACTAGCACCGAGAAGGCTGGACAAACCGCCGAGCTTGTTACCGAAACCTTCGCTGCCCTTCGGCATCATCTCGTTGAACCAGTCAACACTGGGCGTTTCGGTTCCGCTACCGCCGCCACCGAGAAGCCCTCCCAGCCCACCGAAGATGGTGCTCAGTACTGAGCCGATGATGTCCATCATTCCACCAGAAGTACCTGCACCACTCATGATCTGAGAGAACAAGTCGTACCCACTTGGTATGTCACCAACGCCGACATGCCAAGGCTCACCTTGATTCTTGCCGCTCTTGAGTCCGTACCTCTTGGCATTCGCCATGATCCAGCCGTACTCACTGGCTGGACCCAGGTCGGCAGCGTCACCTCGGGTGTGTGCAGAAGGTTTGCCTGATACCCGGCTATACCCCTTGTCCTTGAGACGACGCTGCATAGCGTTGTCCCGCAAGCCTGAAGTGACCTTCAGCCGAGGGTTGGCAGCCAGCATCGGCCCGAGCTTGGAGCGCATGTTGGGACTCAGACCGGCCAGCCCGGTACCACCCGTCGCTCCGTACATCCCGGTGTCACCGATGTCACCCGTGGGCTCGACAGCACCGACGTTGTTCGCAGCAGACGCCGCCCCAGGTGTACCGAACTTGCTCCCCATGAAGCTCTCCAGGAGCCCCATCAAGATGTCTTCGATCGTGTCGGGGAGGGCAGCCAGAAGAGTGAAGGCCGGAGCCATGTTGGTCTGGAGCGTCCCCATCAACTGGTTGAGCCACTTGTTAGAGCGCTCGCGCTGGTTGTAGGCACCCGACATCTGAGCACCGAGGTTGAACTCGGTGCGTGTCAACTCCGACGTGGCACGCATGCGGTTCCAGGCCACGTTCGACTCGTCGGGCTTGATCTGCATCTCGCCGCCGATGGTGGTCCTGCCTGGGCTCTTGCTGGCCTTCTCCAACACGTAAGTCCACCAGTAGCTCCGCATGTTCTGCGGCACACCATTGGCTTCGAACCAGGCGTCGATGTTGGACCCAGGGAAGTACTGCGCCATCAACTCGCCGTAGGTGAAGTCATCCCCCCGCTTGTCGCCAGCACGCAGACCCTTCAACCACTGAAGGATCGACTCGGCCCACTCAGAGATGGACTTCTGTCGGCCCCCTGCCGCGATCATCGAGTAGGCACCGCCAGTGAGATACGCCGACTGCTGCTGAGAGCGAGTGTTGGCAGCGAACCCGCCGATGTTGCCCATGATCTGCGACACGCTCTCACCAGGGCTCAGCATCTGAGCCTGTGAGATGCCCTTGAGCATGCCCGCAGCACGGACACCCTGACCGCCTGCCTGACCTCCGAAGTTGTACGAGGCCCCGTACATAGGGGCGTTGCCGTACAGGTTGAGCATGTCCTCTGGCGTGCCGTAGATGTCACCGGGGAACTGTGATACCCGGTCCATGATGTTCTCGACCTTGACACCCTGCTGACGAGCGACCTGGCCCCACTGAGCGCCAGCAGCGATTGCCGTGTT